ATAGTGTTGACTGGTATCCTATTAAGATAGCTGTGCTGCGGGCTGATATACCTCAATATCGGCTTAAGTACGGTACCGACTTTAGGCAGCACATATATCCTTTAGTTGGTCCAGATGGCAACTTGGACAAAGAAAATGGGCAGAAGAGGTTTTTATATGAGCTCCCAGACCCTAAGAAAGTTGGCCTTATCCCGCAATTGTTGTGTAAGACTAATGTTAGTATGTATTGGACTGCCTTTGGTACGACCGCTGGCCACCCACATTGGGTAAATCGAGCTTCAGGGATGTACCCGACTAAAGCATTAGATGCTGTCTCAAAGAATATCAGGGATACACATAAAATGGAGTATGCATGGTTGACAGACATTAAAACGCACACCACTGATATTCTTGAGATGATGTATCATCAGTATGGTACGCGAAAGTTCTGGGGGAAGCTTCGGCTCCCTCTGGATTCTGTGTCGACGGCCGGCCGAGCGCTCCATGCTAGTGCAGGTGAGAACCCCGGCCCTGAGTCAGTGACGTCGTATGATGGTGTGAAATTGAAAATTGGACCCAATTCAAGTAAATATGTTTCACACATAAGTGACATCCGCGGAGTGTTACAATTTGTTCGTGACCCACGGAATAGTCCCGCAGTTTATTGGAAATCGCTTGACAAAACAGAGACGGGTTTTAATTTAGACAAGGATAAACGTACAGTCGAAGAGTGGGATGCTGATGCCAATAAGTGTCGTACATTTGTCGTACCTTCGTCGGTTTATGCCCTTGGTGAAATAATAGTCGGGCAGCGTATGGAAATGGAGCGCGGGCGCGTAAATAAGATAGGTTTCTCTTGGGCTCATGGGGGGGCTGATCGTCTTGCAGCATCCCTTAACATAAGAAGTATAAAACAGGCATTAATGAAAATTTTGGTTGAGGGGGACGCGAAGACGTTTGACCAGACTGTCAAGGCACGTTTGACAGATTTATACATGTCCATGGGTTTGATATACGATGCACGTGACTCGCCCTACCTGGCTGCACGTAAAGAGATTACCCGATGGCTCACCGAAAATATGATATGTCGTATTACGCATTTTATGGGCCCGATATGGGGACAGCAGAGAGGTGGCGTCCCTTCTGGTTCGCAGAATACGAGTACGATGGATGGTTGGTGTTCTTTCTTTTATTTCGCGTCATTCGTCCGTTATCAAGCCGAGAAAGCAACG